CGGCATTGCCGGTTGCCGCTTGACTATCCGAAATATCGTACTTTATATCTGCATTTGCGGATTTACTGTTCGAGGATGCGGACATGACTGGGTTACCCCCCCACCGGGAGGACATCAAAGCGGCCATACGCAAGCGCTATGGGTCGCTGACGAACTTCGAGAAAATCAAGGGATTGCCGGTTCGCTCGGTCCACGATGTGCTTCGTGGCCGCGCTGTCGCCAACACGGCTCGCGCCATCGCACGAGAGCTCGGCATGACAACCGAGCAGTTGTTTCCAGGTCGATTCAAATCCCATTTTTCGGACTATAGCCGCGCTCAGTCGGTACCGCACCGTCTAAATGCGGGGGCTCGCTGAACATGGCGGCTCCGCGCAACTCCAAGGACGCGCCCGCTGTGGGCACGGCTGCCCCCAAGATCGTTGGCGAGATCATCCTCGTTGATCCCGGCCAGATCGATTCCGATCTTCCGGGGCGTATCGGTCTCTATTTTCCGGCGAAGGTAGAGGGCCTTGCCGCTCGCATTGATGTGGATGGCCAACTTGAGCCGATCCTGATCGCGAAGGGGAAGCCGCGCTCGAAGCTGCCATGGCGGTTGATCGCTGGGCGGCATCGGCAAGGCGCGTGCGCGTTGCTGGGACGTTTCGTCGAAGCGCGCGTGGTCACCGGGACCGAAGCCGAACTCATGCGGATGCAGGCGGACGAGAACCTCAGTCCGCGCACGATGACTGTGCTGGAGCGTTCGATGTTCGTCGCCGCCGTTGCCGATGCGGCGCAGCGTCGGCTGGCAGAAACCCACGGGGCTATGAGCCAGCAAGCTCTTGCAGGAAAGGCGCGCGCAGCGCGATCCAACATGGACCGCGCTGACATTGAACCGGCTCGTGCCATTGATATTATCGCCGCAGCGGACGCGGATGCCATAGAAGCGATGGACAACTTGTCCACCGCTTATGGCTGGAAGGCTGAGGTGGCCGAGGCTTGCGGGCTGGGTGAGAAAGATGTCCAGCGTGCGCTCCGCATACACCGCTGCATCGCCGAGCCGCACCGCGCTCTGCTCGACGGCATCAAGGATCATCCGATTGCGGACAACCAGACTGCGCTGCTAGCGCTTGCTGGCAAGCCCGAGGTGACCCGCGCGGCGGCGCTGGCATGGTTTGCCGAGCATCCCGAGGCGACAACGCTGGATCAAGCGCTGGTGGCGCTGGGCGTGCAAGGCAGCCGAGGTGATCGACCGGCTGACCGCGCCGAAGGTCAAACCCAGTTTCTCGACCGCGCGACCAGCAACATCGACCGGCTTTCTCCCGCGACTTGGATCAGTTGGGCACCCGTACTGGCTGAGAAAATCAAGCCTTCCGCGCTGATCGCCGTTCGCGACGCCATCAATGCGCGGATCGCGGAAATGGGAGGCAACGATGCATAGGCGGTCGATCGCAGTCGAGCCGCCGCAGGGATGGGAATGGTTCGCGGCCCAGCCCTTTTGGGTGCAGCAGGAGGCTGCGCTGCGCCATGGCACGCTGGAGCATGTCAGGGCGCTGGAAGTCTGCGGGGCCACCCGTACTTCGGCCATTTTTACCGTCTCGCTTTGGACGGGGCTGCCAACCCGCACGATCTGGAGCTGGTTCCACCTCGTAGATGGTGTCGTCGCACGCGATGTCGCGGCGCAGCTCGCTGCACTCTGTCCACGGCGCGGCATTAAGCGGCGGAGGGCACGCTGATGGTCGCCTACTCCTTTCGTCCGCAGTTCGAAGAGCCGATCATCACGCTGATCAAGCTCCAGACCGTGCGGGCAAACCGCAAGCGTCACGCCCGGCCGGGTGAGCCCGTGCAACTCTACACCGGGATGCGGACGCGTTCATGCCGTAAGCTGCTGACGCCAGACCCGATTTGTCGCGACGTGCGGCATATCGAGATCGGGCTCGACTCCCTTTCGCCGCAGTTGATCGATGCCATCGAGATCGAAGGCGTCGCGCTGAACGGCGATGAGATCGAGGCATTCGCCATAGCGGATGGTTTCGGCAGCGCGGCCAAGGGCTTCGCGCGGCGGCGCATGGGTGAATTCTGGTGCCAGTCCTACGACTGGCGTCGATTCATCGGCGTTGTCATTCGCCGGGAGCCCCGCTGATGGCCGCGCTGAACGTCACCGAGCAGCTTGTCATGGACCTGTGGGACGATGGCATGGGCGCGGACGAGATCGCGCGGCACCTGCGACTGCGGCGCGCCCGCGTGCGCCGGATCGTCCGGTATTTCGGCGGTGCCGATGCGGCGCGGCGCGAGCGGACGGCGATGACGTTGACCAGCGCCAAGCTCGCGACCGCGATCCAGCAGGCGCGCGCGCCGCAGGATTTCCAACCGCAACCGGGGAGCATGTGATGGCTCAGAGCCTTGCCGAACAATTCCGCACTGCCCGCGAGAACATGGAGCTGGCGCTGCAACTGGGCTGCACGCCGCGCGAGGCCGCGATCGAGCGCCAGAAGCGCGCGGTTGGCCAGCAGTGGGAAGCCACGCGGGCGCGGCTGGAAGCGAAGATGAACGCGCCGCTGCGGCCGCGCGGCTCCCATGCCACCGGGGCCGCCGATCCGGAGCCGGCCCAGCGTTCCGAACCGTGGATGATGAGGGACTGACGATGTCGAAAGCCGTTCTCGACGCGGTCGAACGCGTCATCGCCGCGCTGACCTATGAGCATATCGAGCGCATCCCGCTCGGCATGGGCGAGCGCCTTGCGAACGAGCAGCTTCCGCTGTTCGACCGCTCGATCGCGAATGACCTGGTCACGGCCGAGAAAGTGATCGGCGCACGCGGCAAGACGCTGCTGGGCGCGATCGGGGAATCGATCAACGAGGCGCTGATGGCGGCCGAAGAGGCCCGCATCGCGCTGATCGCGGAGGAACGGCCGTGAACGTGAAGCCGGCGCCCTTCGCCCTGACGCCCGCGACCGTGGCGGCGCTGGTCGGCGACCGCGCCGGCCCCAATGCCGATCGGCGCGTGGTCCATGTTCCCGTTGTGTCGATCAGGCTCGTGGATCGCCCGCGCCGGTCGGAAGACCCGCGTCTGGCGCGAGCGAACGATGGGGGCGAGGCATGATGCCGAAATTCGAGCTCTACCGTCAGGCGACGGCTGGCGATGACTGGGAAGCCGCTGGCTGGGCACTGTCCATCCGCTGGGGCGTGTTCGCGGTCGAGTTCTTCTTCGGGAGGGTGGACCGGTGAGCAGCCCGAAGCCCTGCCTCGGCTATCCGAGCCGAACCGCCGCGATCCATGCCTTGAGGGTCCAGGGTCTGAACACGCGCGAGATCGCCGATGCGATCGGCATCAAGGAAAAGAACGTCATCGCGCTGGAATGTAGCTCCGGCCGCGCACGGCAAGAGCCGCGCCAGCGCGTGCAGCTTGGCCGAACGATGGTCGTTCCGGTCGATGTGCTCGACGCGCTTTCTCCACACGCGGCGAGGCGCGGGATGACGGTCAACCATCTCGCTCGCCTGATCGTCACGATCATCGTGGACGAGAACATGGTCGATGCCGTGCTGGACGATGCCGACGCGCTCGATCGGAGCGGCCAATGACCGCGCCAATCCGCTATCGTCCGTCGAACGGCACGGAAGGCGATTGTTTCATCGCCCGCTGGTGTTGTCACTGCCAGCACGACGCGCCTGCCCGCCGCAGTGACGGCTTCGATGGTTGCGATATTCTCGCACGCACGTTCGCGCTGGAAATCACCGACCCCGCTTATCCCGCCGAATGGCGCGCGGATGGCCCAAGCGGTCCGCGTTGCACCGCGTTCCTTGCCGAAGGCGATGTCGAACCGCTCGATCCCGTCGCAGCGTTGAGGTTGCTGCTGTGACCCGCCGCGCGTCCAGGCTGTCCCGCACGCAGGCGCATCCGGCGCAGATCGGATTCGCGTTTGACGTGCCGCCGCCCGCCAGCGAGGCGGCGGACCTTGCCGGGCTGGAACAGCGCATTTCCCGCGCGGTCGCCCGCGCGCTGAAAGACGACGAACGGGCGCGCGAGACGATCGCCGCCGAAATGTCGGTGCTGCTGGATGAGGACGTGAGCGCCCACATGCTCAACGCCTACGCGAGCCCGGCGCGCGAGGAACACAAGGTGCCGATGTCGCGCTTTTGGGCGCTGATCGCGGTCACCGACCGATTCGAGCTGCTCAACACGCTGCTGCGCGAGATCGGCGCGGCGCTGCTGGTTGGCGAAGAAATCCACACGGCACGGCTGGGCCACATCGATCGCCAGATCGCGCGGCTCCAGGCCGAACGCAAACGCATCGCGGGCGTCGCGCCCATCATCGGAGAGGGACGTAATTCATGAACGCGCAAAGCGCTGCCACATTCCTGATCCCCCAGGCTGCGAACGCGGCCGAAGGCGCGCGCGACTGGTATTCGCTGTCCGAACTGGTCGACCTGAACCTGCCCGGCCTGCCCGCCGACAAGCGCAGCCTGAGCCGGCGCGCCCGCGATGAACGCTGGGATGCCCGGATCGGCCAGAATGGCGAAGCGCTGTGCCGCGCCCGCGCCGGCCGTGGCGGCGGCGCCGAATTTCACGTCACCGTTCTGCCCGGCGCCGCGCAGCTGGAGCTTGCGGCGCGCGGCCTTTCGATCACGCGGCCGCAGCCGATGCAGACGCAGCCGCGCGCCGCGATCGAATGGCAGTGGTTCGATCGGCAATCCGACAAGGTGAAGGAAGAGGCCGCAAGCCGCGCCGCGATCGTGGCCGAAATCGAAGTGCTCGAATTGGCCGGCATGACGCGCAGCGCGGCCGTCAACGAAGCATCCCGCCGCCACGAAATAGGAGGTTCTACCGTGTGGAATTGGCTCAAGTCGATCGCGGGCGTTGCACCGCAGGACCGTCTTCCCTTCCTCGCCCCGCGCCGGAAAGGCGGCGGGGCCGAAGCGGAGATTCCCGAAGACCTGTGGCGGGTGTTCCTTTCCGACTACCTGCGCCCTGAGCAGCCGACGCTTTCGAGCTGCTATGCCCGCGTGAACCAGATCGCGGTGGCGCGGGACGTGGCGCTGCCTTCCGAGGCCGCGTTCCGCCGTCGCCTGAAACGCGACGTGGACGCGCGCGTCGTCCTGTTCCGGCGTGGCAAGAAGGATGAGTTCAAGCGGTCCGTGCCGGACAACCGGCGCACGCTGGACGCGCTCCATGCGCTCGACCTGATCAATATCGACGGTCACCAGTTCGACGTGCGCTGCCTGCCCCCCGGCGTGACCGTGCGCGATCCCAAGGGCCGCAACGAAGTGCGCCCCGTGCTGATCGCGATCCAGGACATTTACAGCCGCAAGATTCTCGCGTGGCGGCTCGACCTGTCAGAAAACGTGATCGCCACGCGGCTGGCGTTCGGCGATCTGTTCCAGACCTTCGGCATCCCCAAGCAGTGCCTGCTCGACAACAGCCGCACCTTCGCGTCCAAGGCGCTGACGGCGGGCGCGGAGACGCGCTATCGCGGCAAGCACAAGGAAGAAGAGCCGGCCGGCCTGCTGACCTCGCTGGGCATCCGCATCCGCTTCGCGCAAATCTATCACGGCCAGTCCAAGCCGATCGAACGCGCCTTCCGCGATCTGGCGGACCGTATATCGCGCGGGCCGGAATGCGCGGGCGCCTATGTCGGCAACAGCGTGGCGAACAAGCCCGCGAACTATGGCGAGCGGGCGCTGCTGTGGGATGATTTCGAGGCGATCGTCGCGCGGGGAATCGCCGATCACAACGCCCGCACCGGCCGCCGTGCCGGCATCTGCGCCGGCCGCAGCTTCGACCAGGTCTTTGCCGATTCCTACGCGATCGCGCCGATCGGCAAGGCGACGCCCGAGCAGCTGCGCATTGCCCTGCTGGCGGTGGAACAGAAGCGGGTGAACAGCCGCACCGGCGAGGTCGAGCTCTATGGCAACCGCTACTGGTCGCACGACTGCGGCCTGATGCGCGGCCAGCGCGTGACCGTGCGCTTCGATCCGGAAGACCTGTCCAAGCCGGTCTATCTCTACGCGATGTCGGGCGAATACCTGACCAGCGCGTCCATCATCGACGACACGGGCTTTACCGATCAGGCCGGCGCGCACGCCGCGAAGAAGCGGCGGCAGGAATATCGCCGTCTCGTCAAGCAGGCAGAGGAGGCTGAGAACCTTCTCACGGCGGCGGAAGTGTCCGCCATGCTGCCCGAAACGGCCGTGCCGGAACTGCCGGCGTCTAGCGTGACGCGCGCGGTGCGCCATCGCGGCACTGTGGGCGCGGCTCTGCGCAAGGTGCCGGAGCGCGTCATGCCCGCGCCGAAGCCCCATGAAGACAGGATTTTCGCGGCCCTTGGCAAGTTGAAGGTCGTGGAATGAGTTGGCGCGCGGGGCCGGCCTAGGAAACTGCCCCCGCGCGCCTGTGCCCCAAAGACACAGGAGTGAACTAGCATGAATGATCCGAGCGCACAGCCCATCGACATCGAAGAGATGCGCAACTGGCTGATCGACTATCGCACGAAAACGCAGGCCTCCTGGTCTGACCTTTCCAGCCGCATCGATATCCCGACCGGCACGCTGAGCCAGTTCGGCAGCCCGCGCGGCTATGCCGGCAACGAACAGAAGCTGGCGGAGACGATTTTCAAGTTCCGCCAGACCATCTCGACGCAGGCGCAGATCGCGGTGGAAGCTCCGGAGGTCCCGGATTTCTATTCGACGCCGACGTCTTCCCAGCTGGAAGCCGTTCTCAAATGGGCACAGCGCGGCCGGATCACGCTGGCCGCGATGGGGCCGGGCCTTGGCAAGACGAAGACGGCGGCACGGTTCTCCGCCTGCTATTCCAACGTCTTCCTGGCCACCATGACGCCCAGCACGGCGGGCGTGAACAACATGCAGCAGGAAGTGCTGATGTCGCTGGGCGAGCGCGATCCGGTCGGCACGCCGCAGAAGCTGTCCCGCCAGATTCGCGACCGCGTGAAGAATCTGGAGAACCCGCTGCTGATCATCGACGAAGCGCAGCACCTTTCGGAAAAGGCGGTTGAGGAAATCCGTAGCTGGAACGACGCTGTCGGCCTCGGCATCGCCCTGTTCGGCAACCTCAGCGTGATCCAGCGGCTTGAAGGCGGCAGCCGCCGCGCGGCCTTCGCCCAGCTCTACAGCCGCGTCTCGTTCCGCGTGGTGCGGCAGCAGCCGCTGCAAGGCGATATCGACGCGATGGCGGACGCGTGGGGAGTGTTCGAGCCGGCTGAGCGCCAATACCTGACCACGATCGCCATGCTGCCGGGTGGTCTGCGCGGCGCGACGATGGCGCTGGAACTGGCGACGATGATCGCCAGCACCGAACAGCGCGCGCTCGCCAAGAGCGATTTGCAGGACGCCTGGGCGCAACTGTCCGCGCGACCGGTGGCGGCATGAGGCCGGCCGAACTTCGCCAGCGCGTGCTGGCCGCCACGCTCCGGGTTAAGGGCGCCTTCGGTGCGCCGGGTGACTATGGCTATGAGACCAGGCAGGGCATGGCGCTGGCGGCGCTTTATGACCTGCACAACGAGCTCGCCGCATCCGCGCTGCTGGCCAAGCACAATGCGCAGGAAGCCGATGCGCCACTTGTGGAGCGGCTCGCCGACTGCCTTGCCGGGATCGTGGACACGCCGCTCTATTCGATCGGTGATCCGGTCGGCGGACATCGGACGAAAATGGACGTCTATCTCGGCGGCTTCCAGCGGGAGCTATCCGAGCAGGCCGCCCTTCTTCTTGAGGAGGCTGGCCGATGAGCGCGCACCTGCAAGAGGCCGCGCGCAAGGCGCGGACGGCGGCATCGTTGATCGGTGATGATGTGCAGATCGTCATGATGGTCACCGAGATCGGGCTGGTCGTGGCGGGCGAAAACGCCAATCCGAACCATCGCTATACCACGGCGATCGATTACGACTGGGCCGAGATCGAGGCGAACCCGGCATTGCCCATGCGCGGCGTGGAGCTCGTGGCCCACCGGCTGCGCCAGTTCGGCACGGCATCGCGAAAGGCGGTGGCGTGATGATCGGCGGCGAACCGTTCTGGCGGGATACGGCATCGCTTCCCCAGCCTGTCGCCCCGGTCCCTGCCGCCCCGGTTCCCGTCCTGCCGGTGATCGGCATGGCGGCCCGGGCGCTGGCGATGAGCCCGGACGATATCCTTTCGCGGCGGCGGCACCGCCCGATCGTGCGCGGCCGGGCGCTGGTTGCCTGGGCGCTGCGCGCGTTGCCGCCGCGCCCGGTCAGCTATCCCGTGATCGGCCGGGTGCTGGGCGGCATCCACCACACACACGCCCGCGATCTGCACCTCAACGCGATCTATCTGCGGATGCGCGACCCGGTGTTTCGCGGCGCGTGCGAGGCGCTGATGCGCCGATTCCATCTTACCGAGGAGATGCTTCATGCAAGCAGCTAAGGCCCTGCCGGCCAAACCGGCCGCGTTCGATCGTTCGCGCCAGCATCGCCGGGCGATGGAGGCGAAAATCCACGTCGCCCGCAAGCAGATGGATATGGACCCGGACGATTATCGCCAGATCATGCTGGATGCGACCGGCAAGATCAGCATGAAGGATTGCTCTGACGCCGATCTCGGCAAGCTGCTCGACCGGCTCAAGGCCAAGGGCTTCCGGCCGATCCCGCGCAAGAAGGTCGCCCAGCATCCCATGGCGCGCAAGGCACGGGCCATGTGGATTTCGCTCTATCACCTGGGCGTGGTCCACAACCAGGCCGAGGATGCGCTGGAAGCCTTCGCCTGCCAGCAGTTGAAGTGCGAACGCATGGTTTGGGCGCGCCAGTCTGACAGCGAGAAGCTGATCGGCGCGCTGCGGTCGATGGCCGAGCGCAACGGCTGGCTCCAGCACTGCCGCGTAACCGGCAAGCGGCTGTCGCCCGACGCCCTGCAATCGTCGCTGTGCCATGTGATCCTGGCCAAGCTGAAAGAGGCCGGCATCGCGCCGGTCGAATGGGACCTTGCCACCGCCATGTGGCGGCTGTGCGGGATCGAGAACGCGCGCGAGCGCGGCTGGTCGGCCGAGGACTATCACGCGCTCGCCGCTGCCCTCGGCAAGAAGCTGCGCGAGCACAAGAGTGCGTTTCAGACGATCCGGGGCAAGCAAGGTCACGTCATCATCGACGAAGCGGCCAATTTCAGCGGAGGCCGCGCATGAGCTGGGAAACCTCCTATCACGTGGAATCGATCACGCGCAGCGCGCGCTCGATCGACTTTGATCGTGCGCCGGAACTGCGCCGCTCGCTGTCGCCCGCCGAACACAACCGTCGCGCCCGCTTCTGGCGGTGCGTTGCGCTGATCCTTGCCATCTTCTGGATCGCGCTGGCGATCGTGGTGCTGGGCTGACCATGGAAGAAGGCCGGCTCCTGACGCATCTGCACGCGGTGCTTGGCGAAGTGGGTTTCGTCCACTTCTGCCAGGCACTGGGCGGCACGCGCGTTTACGTGCCGTACAAGCTGCGCGACGAAAACGAGATCGTGAAGGCGATAGGCCGCGAACTGGCCGACAAGCTGGCGCGGGCCATGGCCCCCTGCCATATCCGCGTGCCGCTGGCCCGGCGTGAACGGGCGCTCCATTTCTACATGCAGGGGCTGTCCAACGCGCAGATCGCGCGCAAGCTGGGCATCACCGAAACCGGCGTCGAAAAGCTGCTGCGCCGTGAACCGGACTTGCCTCCCAAGCCCGGATCGGGCAAATCGCCCGTGCAATTGTCGTTACTCTGACATTGCCGCCCCGCCGAGGCGGGCATAGGCGCAAGCCTCTCCAAATCGCATCGTGATTCCCGGATGAGAGCCGGCGCGCTGCAAAGCGTCGCCGGTTTCCTGCGGAGGAACGGCGATCATGGAAGCGGCTGCGGGCGAAGACGCCCCCATTACAGTCCAGGGATATTCACCGCGCTATGCCGCTGCGGTGAAGGACGTGCTCGGCACAGAGGGCGGTTTCGTTGACGACAAGGTCGATCGCGGCGGCACAACCAAGTTCGGCATCTCGCTGCGCTTCCTGGTTGCCGAAGGCGCGTTTGACGCTGACGGCGACGGCAAGGCGGACTTCGATCTCGATCTCGACGGCGATATCGACGGGCAGGACATTCGCCGCCTGACGCGGGGCGATGCGATCTATCTCTATCACCGCTGTTTCTGGCTGAGGTTGCAGGCGGAAACGTTCGCTCGACCGATCGGCGAGATGCTGTTCGACCAGGCCGTCAACGGCGGGCTGGCTACCGCGCGCAAGCTGCTGCAACGGGCGATCAATTCCTGTGTGATGGCTGCTCCGCAAGGCGCACGCGCCCCAGCTCTGCTGAAAGTGGATGGCGCGATCGGCAATGCCACGCGCGATGCGCTGCTGTGGGTGCTGGGCTATCCGGGCCTTGGTATGCCCGCACTGGCGCAGGAATATCGCGGTGCCGCGCGCGAACGCTATCAGGCGATCGTGCGCCGGTTCCCGGATCAGAGGCGCTTCCTGGACGGCTGGCTTGCCCGCGCCGAACGGCTGGGGCGGATCAAGTGAACCTCAACTTCCTGCTCGGCTTCGACAACGCCCATATCGACCTTGGCCGGGTGCTGTGGGCGATCGGCTCGCTCGCCTACCTCGCCCTGACAGCCTTTGCCGTGCATCGCGGCCAGCAGATCGACTGGACGAATTGGGCGCTGGGCTTCGCGCTCCTGCATTCGTGCGGCGCGGGCGGCGCTGGCATCAAGGATGTCCTGGTCGCCAAGGCGTTCGCGCTGAAACAGGATGCGTCGGCATGAGCGCGCTGATCGCCATCGGCCGGTGGCTGCTGGGCGGCTTCGGCTCGCTCCTGGGCAGCGTTCTGGGCCTCGTGAAGCGTTACCCATGGCAGGCGGCCTGCCTCGCCCTGGCGCTGGCCTGCGGGCACCTGTCGGCGGGCAAGGCGGACGCCGAAGCCGGGCGCGACAAGGCGAAGGCGGCGGCCACGGCCAACGCCGAATTGCTGCGCATCGAACGCGTCGCGCGCGGCGTCGATCGGGCGGAGTGGGAAAAGGCCAGCGCGCAGGCCGAGGCGCAATGGGCCAGGACATTGGCCGACGCCAACACGGCCGCGCGCAACAAGGCGGAGAAAGCGGATCATGACTACAAGGTGGCGCTGGCTGACCAGCGTGCTCGCGATGACGACAATGCTCGCCGGATGCGGTTCGACGCCCAGGCTGCCGCCTTCGCCGCCACCGCTGGTGGCGCAGCCGGCACCGCCGAAGGAACTGCCAAAGGTACAGCCTCCCAAGGCGTTGACCGACCCGGTGCGGACGCCGTCGTGGTGGAACGCGCGGACTACGACATCCTCAACGAGAACACCCGCCGGCTGATCGTCGCGCATGACTGGGCGGTCGCGCCGTGAGGTATTTTCTCCGTCAACTTGGGATGCTCGGGTCGCTCGACGCTCGGCTATGCCGATCCTACGTGCGCCCCGTCCGCCAGCGGATAAGCGCCGTCCAGCGCATTCTCTTTTGCGATGCGGTCCAGTTGCCGCCGGCGCCGGAGCCCGCGCCGTCCAAGCGTCAGCGCCGCAGGCTGCGCGGCAAGGCGAAGGCGCGGCGATGAAGGTCTCCGACCGCATGATCGAGGCCGTCGAGGCGATGGTCGAGCAGGAGCGCGAGGAAGAGATCGCGCGCATCCGTGCCGGCCTCGCCGAGGAAGGCGAAGACTTCTGCATCGACTGCGACGCGCCGATCGGCGCGGCGCGCAAGGCGGCGCTGCCATCGGCCGAACGCTGCATCGACTGCCAAATCCATTTCGAACGGGGGCATCGTGGACATTGATTTCGTCGCTAAGTGGGTCGGGCTCGTCGCCCTGCTGCTGTCGATTGGCAACCTGCTCTGGGCGTGGCTCAGCCGGCCTGCGCGCGATCTGAGCGCCCGGCTGGATAAGCATCGCGAGGAAACGGACAAGCAGATCGACGAAGTCGCGAAGCAGGCGGATGAACAGATCGATGGAGTCGCCCGGCGCATCGACGAAACGTTCGAGGGCCTGAAAGGCCACGATCGCCGCATCCAGCGGGTCGAGGACGATCTGCGCCACCTGCCGACCAAGAAAGACCTTCAGGAAGTCGAGCTGAAGGTCACCGCGATCAAGACCGAGCTCGATATCGTCGCCAAGGTCGTGTCGCGGATCGATGATTTCCTGCGGGGGACCAAGCCGTGACCTATGACGAACGCTGCAAGGAGGACGCGCGCCTCGCGATCCTGGCTGAACTGGCGCAGCAGCCGGATGCCCGGCTGAACAGCCGCAACCTTGCCACCGTGGTGGAACAGGTCGTGCCGCGTCGGCCGCGCGAATGGCTGGAGGCGCAGCTGCGCTGGCTGGACAGCATGGAGGCGATCAACCTGGTCGAGCAGAGCTTGCCCGGCCTTGGCCCCGTCCATATCGCCACGCTGACGCGCACCGGCCGCGACCATGTGGATCGGCGCCAGTTCCTGCCCGGCGTGACGAAGCCGGCGGACGAGGAATAGGCGATGGACGCGGCGACGCCGGAACGGCGCGAAGGGCGCGGTCGGCTATCGTCGATCGAGATGCTGCCCGAGGAGTGCGACGAAGATATCGCCTGGGCGATTGCGGAGCTGCGCGAGCGCAAGATGCCGCAGTCGGAAATCCTGCGGCAGTTCAACGCACGCCTTGCCGATCGGGGCCAGCGCGGCGTCAGCAAGGGGGCCTTCAGCCGCTACTCGTTGCGCGTGGCAGCCGAGATGCGCAAGCTGGATGCATCGCGCCGGATCATGGATGCGGTGATGAGCCGGATCGAGCCCGGCGAGCGCAGCGACAGCATGATCGCGGCGACCGAACTGCTGAAGTACCGGCTGATGGAACTGGTGATGTCGGCCGACACGCCAGACCCGAAGCTGCTGGGCGATGCGGCGCTGTCGCTTCAACGCCTGTCCGCCACCGCCGCGCGGGAATCGGAAGTGCAGCGCCGCGATCGCCGCGACCAGGCTGCGCGCGAAGCCGAGCAGGCCGCGCACGATCGCGCGATCGCCGAGGCCGAGCAGGCAGCCGAAGCGGCGACGAAAATTGCAGGCGAAGCCGGTCTGTCGGCCGAGCGCGTCGAGGCGATCCGCAAGGGCGTGCTGGGGCTGGCAGGATGAAGTGCATCGCCGCCATCGACTTCGCCTGCAACGATCCGGACAATGGCGTGTTCGCGGGGCGCGCCGGATCAGCGCAGTACGGCGATATCGAAATCGAGGCGCCATGCTGGGAAGGCTATGCCTTTTCCGTGGTCGATATCGGTCCCGATGCCGAGGCGATCCGCATCCATCGCCGCAAGTTCCCGATCGACGGTTCGCGCGATTGGATCGGTAACTGGTGCTGGAACCGCTATTTCCTGCTGCGCGATGACATGAAGCGCCTGCTGCTGCACCTGCGGCGGAACGGCTGGCGCGTCACCTGCGGGCCTTCGCGCTTCTATGACTGGTGGAACGGCGGCCTGGTCCAGCGCGCGCACGACACCGTTGGCGATTCCGATGGGGATGACGGGGCATGAGCAAACGCGGGACCACGTTCGTCCACCTTGATCTGAATGAAGCGATCGTTGCCCGCTACGCGCTGGCCATGTTCGTGAAGCATGTCGCGGGAAAGGAAGAGTTCGGGCAGATTACTGGCATCGCCAAGCAGATGCTGAGCCGCATCGATAGACGGCTGCGCACAGATCACCCCGATCTGGCGGACGAGGTCCGCAAATGAGGCCGAAACTCCGCAAGCATCAGCTGCGGCCGGAAAAGGCCGCCGCGCTGATCGCCAAGCTGATGCCGATGGCCGAAGGCGAGATGCCGGCGACGGTTATCGGCTGGCGGGACAGCAAGTACCGCATTCGCCGCATCCGCGCCGACTATCCCAATGGCTGGCGCGTGAACCTGTCGTTTTCGGCTGACGGCGCGAACACCGCCCGATCGGCGTCGTTCCGTATGGTGCTGCGGGCGGACGGCCGGGGGGACGCATGAACGCGCCCGAACCGCCCGACTGCGCCGACTGCGCGCATTGCTGGCGCGGCATTACCTGCCAGCGCCCGGTGCCGAGCTACTGGAACGCGGCGACCAGCCAGCGCCGATCGCGGCTGCATGTGGGCATCGCGGTGGAGCGGTCCGACGCGCGCGTCTTCGGCTGTCGCGGCTCCGTTCGCCAGCGCTGCGGGCCGGCCGGCATCCATTTTTCTCCGCGCTTCGAGGTGGCCCAGGCATGACGATCAAGAAGGCCCTGACGGCGGGCGTCGCCATGGCGTCCATGGTCGCCGGATCGCTCCAGGCGACGGAGCCCGTGCTGCCGCGCGATCCGTCCGCCTTACCGTCGGAGCTGCCGCGCGGCGCGGAAATCCCGACCACGCTGGACCCGCTGGCCGAAGGTGTGCTGATGGCGCACCAGCGCGCCTGGCTGGAAGACAAGAGCGACCTGAAGCTCTGCAAGAAGGGCCGCCGCACCGGGATCACGTTTGCCGAGGCGCTGGACGATACGTTGATCGCGGCGGCCGCGCGGTCGGCCGGTGGCGACAATGTGTTCTACATTGGCGACACCAAGGACAAGGGCCGCGAGTTCATCGGCTATGTCGCGCACTTTGCGCGCGTGGTCGGCAAGGAACTGGGCGAGATCGAGGAGTTCCTGTTCGAGGACGAACGGGAGGACGGCACCAGCAAGTTCATAAGCGCCTACCGCGTCAAGTTCGCCTCGGGCTTCCGGGTCGAGGCGCTATCAAGCCGGCCGGAGAACATTCGCGGCCTGCAAGGCGTTGTGGTGATCGACGAAGCTGCGTTCCACAAGGACGTGCGCGAAGTGCTGGACGCCGTGATGGCGCTGCTGATCTGGGGCGGCAAGGTCCGCGTGATCTCCAGCCCCAACGGCACGCTGAACGCCTTCAACGAGCTCTACCAGGAAGCGCTGGCGGGCAAGAACCAGTTCAGCACGCATTTCGTGACCTTCAAGGACGCGATCGACAACGGGCTCTACCGCCGCGTCTGCCTGATGAAGGGCTGGAAGTGGAGCCCCGAGGCCGAGGCCGCCTGGGAAGCGAAGATACGCGGCGCCTATGGCACGCGCGTGGCGCAGATGCGCCAGGAGTTCGACGCGATCGATGCCGACGCCCAGGGCGCGGCGTTGACGCGCGTGGTGATTGAACGCGTGATGGACCGCAGCGTGCCGGTGATCCGGCTGGCGCTGCCCGATTCCTTCAAGATGGCGGAGCCGGGCGCGGCCAAGCGCCAGATCGAGGACTGGCTGCGCGAAAAGGTGGCGCCGGTCCTGGTCGCGCTCAATCCGCGCAACCGCCACGATCTGGGCTGGGACTTCGCGCGCAGTGGCGACGGATCGGACTGCATCATCACCGAGACCGAACAGGACGTGACGCGGCACTGGAAACTGGTGATCGAACTGCGCAACGTGCCGTTCGAGACGCAGCGCGATATCATGTTCTGGGTGATCCCGCGCCTGCCGCGCTTTGGCCATGGCGCGTTCGACGCCACCGGCAACGGCGCATACCTTGCCGAAAAGGCGGCGCAGAAGTTCGGCGAGCGGATCAGCGAGGTGAAGCTGAGCCAGGAATGGTATCGCGCGAACAGCCCGGCCTATATCGAGGCGTTCGGCGACCAGTCCATCTCGATCGCGGCGGATGAGGACGTTGTCCGCGATCACCAGGCGCTGCAATGGATCAACGGCGTGGTCCGCGTGCCGGAAGATTTCCGCTACGCCGGTAGCGATGGCTTCATGCGGCATGGCGATACCGGCATCGCCGGCATTCTCGCCTTCTATGCGTCGCGCCAGACGGCCGTCTCCTATGGCTACGAGCCCGTCAAGCAGCGGAAGGACGATGGCTGGAACCTGCCATCCGAGGACGATGACGAAAACTGGCGCGACCCGTGGCGCTCGCCGCTCGGCGCGGGCCTGCGATCCGGAGGAATTTACTGATGGCGGAACTGGTCGACCAGTACGGGCAGCCTTTGCGGCGCGAGCTGCTGGAGCGCGAGATTGCCGGGCCGACGATAACCGGGGTGCGCTCGCCGATCGCCGGCTATCCGGCCGATGGCATGAACCCGGCGCGGCTCGCCAACCTGCTGCGCGAGGCGGCCGAGGGCGAG